ACTGCAAAGGAGCTTGAGGCGGCGCAAGTGGCGTTCTGTTTGGGCGGCGTGTGGGTAATCATTAACCAAGTAAACATCACCATAAACAATGAAACCAAAGAAACGGATAGGTACAATCGTTAGCTGGAGGCCGTTTATAGCAACCAGCATTTATGATGATGGCTTTGAATATCGGTTTACTTGCCCACGTTGCAAAAAGCATAACGCAGTGAAAGCCCCCCACAGTCCGGGTAAATATTTTCTTGAGGGACATTACAAATGTGCGGATTGCGGTTTATCGGAATATGAACAAAGCGTTATCGGAGGTAAAATTGAGCGAACCGCTATAACATATTATTCTGATTGTTTTGTCCGCGTCAAGGAACAACCTACATTATTTGATATGCGATGAGCGATAAGTGCCATTACATAAGCGTCCCCGATGTTGGGCGCGTCCTTATTCCGGGTTGTATGGCGGTGGCCGTGAGTGGCGATATATCGCAATGCACTTGCAAAGCCCCGCTGTCCTACCCAGAGCAAATAGACAAGCTCCAGCGAGAGAACAAAAGGCTAAGAGAGGAAATAACACACCTCAAATCCTTGTTAGACCTCAAAAATAACAAGACTAACAAAATAAAATCGCCTTAAATATTTGTTATATTAAATATATTTCATAACTTTGCGTTCAACAAACACAAAAGACACAAAGAATATGACAACGACAATCACAAAACAAGAGATTGAGAACACCGTAAAAGAGGTATATCTAAAAGTGCGCTCGTGGAGTACGACCGCGCCAAAAGTTACCATATTTGAGTATCACGATGGCAGGCTCTCCGTAACAACCGGCTACGACCACCTCGGTTATATAAAGCTGGTTGATGGAATGTGGAATGTAGAGTGTCTAACTAATTGGGGTAGCACTCACTCAACAAACTCCACATTAGAAGAGGCAATAACCTATCTAATCAAAAGGCATTTTAACATGGCATAATGAAACAGTATAGAAAGGTAATTCATGTTGAGCTTAAACAACCATACAACGGCCGGCGCAACTACTATTTCGGGAGCGCAAAAGCCATATACAATACTCTACCCACGGAGATAGTCGGTATTAGCTTAGGCTCGCTCTGGAATTGGTTTAGCAAGTCAAATACTTACACCGGCTCGCTCGCTACAATCCGAAAGAGAGATTTAATCACAACACCAACCAATAGAGGAAAGAAAGGAGGCGAATAATGTTAGGCGCAATCATAGGAGATATAGTTGGCTCACGCTTTGAGTTTAACAATACGCATAGGAGCGATTTTGAGCTATTCCATAAGAATTGTAGCTTTACGGATGATACGATATGCACCGTTGCTATTGCGGACGCGATATTGCGCAAATGTAGTTATAAAGAGAGCCTATTGCGCTGGTGTCGTTCATACCCTAATCCTATGGGCGGTTATGGCGGTCGTTTCGCTCAATGGGTCAACTCCAGCAACCCAGAGCCATACAACAGCTTTGGCAATGGGTCAGCAATGAGAGTTAGCCCGGTGGCATGGGCTTTTGACAATCTCGATGATGTGTTGGCGGAGTCTGAAAAGACTGCATCTCCGACACACAATCACCCGGAGGGGATTAAGGGAGCTAAGGCCGTGGCTCACGCTATATGGATTTTGCGTAATGGTGGCACGAATGTTGACCTATCAAACATTCTACACGACTACTACTCCAACTTTTCACTCGACAATCTCCAAAGAGGTAAGTTTGATGAAACGTGTATGGGTACCGTTCCACTCGCTCTCTACATGGTATGTATGGCAGAATCTTTTGAGGACGCTATAAGAAATGCCGTGGCTTGGGGTGGCGATAGCGACACGATAGCGGCCATTGTCGGCTCAATCGCAGAGGCTCGGTGGGGCGTTCCATGGCTTTTTGGAGAAAAGGCTATGAGCTATCTACCCAAATCAATGCAAGATGTAATTCACTTATTCTATGGCGTATGAAAATAATTGAAATTTTATTACACGATATTGTTTCTTTTAGCCGTGTGCCTGCTAACATAGGTGTATTGTTAGAGAATTTGGAGCTAACTAAATCACTTGGAGTTTTAACCCCTAATGTGGTGCGCATATACGCAAATTCCGGGATTCCTATAATTGCAATACTCGGAGGGATATTGCGGAAAACCCCACAGCAAATCGTAGCACTAATAGAGAGTGGCAAAATTCTATATGATGATTTTATATGCTCAATCGCTATCTATGCACAAGAGCTAAAAAGAGAATCCCAAATCAGAACACGATATGGCACAGAGCAACATAATAGAACTGGTAAAGAGCCTTTGCAAGCTCTACAAAGGGGGCGATAAAAACCCCTACGACCCGGATAGCATAAAACCGTCTGAATGGGCTAACGAATACCTCAAATTCCAGATATGGGATGCGGAGTATTCCGTTGTACGAGGCTTTGAGTGGTGGTATGATACATGGAAACGCACACGCCCCAAAGAGCTTGCCGACAAAGCGGAGAAAGCGGAAGAGGTTTATAAACTCGCTATCTTCGACAAACTCCAAAAGATTAAGCGTGATGACATAGACTTTCAAGCAATGTATTTCGCGCTCTAAGCCCTATCACTTAACCAATCTCTTATCGCGGCTCAATAACTCAACATAGATAGTTATTGAGCTGCCTTTTTTTCCGCCTGCCTCAGCTTTGATAAAGCGATACTCATAGCCACGATGCACAATAACCTCGTTCTCTCTGCCCTTTGCGAGTGTGCGGCTTGCCGTGGACCCGTCCCAGCCTGCGCCGTGCCTATCACCAAAGCCGGATATTGGCTTGGCATAGATGGCTTGTGTGCCTTTCGGAGCGTAGATGCGCAAATCAACGCTTTTCCAGAAACCGCCACTCATATCAAAAGAGGTGGAGATAAAGCCCTCGTTGATACCTCGGCATCCAGCGACTGCATTTAGACCGTCAATATCGCCGGCCCGTACCATGCGCAAAAAGTCATCGCCAAAGATAGACCCCATTTCTGCCATGTCGCAACCTCGCCTTAGAACAGTGTCCTTTGATAGAGTGCAACCGTCAAGAATACTATCCATAAGCGTACCGTCCGTGTGTGCGCGTTTATCACGCCAGTAAGAGCGATTGATTGTGTCATAGGTGCCGTTAGTGTAGCTGCTTACTGCTTGCCTTGCCTCGGTAGTGCCGGCCTGCCATGCCGGGGCGCAATCGGCAATCATCCTGTCTTGGAATGGCTCAAAGGTTTTATCGCTCTTGACCTTGCTTTCAAAGGTGCGGTGCTTATCGCAATATTTCTCTAATTTGGTCGTACTGTTAAGCCCTTGCCTTAAAAGCTCGTTCTTGTATTCCTCAATAGCCTTTTGAGCCTCGCCCAACAATTTAAGGGCCGTGTCAACATCGCCAGCGTCATAAGCCGCTTTGAGTTGTGGAAAGAGTGCATTGACCTTATCCACGTTATTAGACGCGACAAAAGCCTCCACGCCTTGAATGTCGGCAGCCATACGCTCACGGCGCATTTGTGTTTCAACATTGCGCAGAGCTTTTTTATAAGCGTTTGCCGCTCCCTCCCAGGTCGGATATTTCTTGTGCTTAGTTACCCAGTCAATTTCAAACTTGAGGGTGTCGGCTTGGTGTTCAAGCGAGCCGGTCAACATCTGCCCCAGCTTGGATTGAACGGCGGCGTAAAGTTGCTTGAGGCTTTCAAGTCCATGTTGAGCCAACAAACCCATCGGGTCATCAAGCAAATCACCCATTGCCCTTGCCGCCTGTTGCTCTGGTGTTAACCCGTGGAGTATCTTTTGAATGGTGCTTTGATTATCCTTGACAAAGTAGGGTAATGTGCCGGCGGCGGCCGCCTTATCCATGCGTTCCTCATTGTCCTTAACCCACGCCTTGAAAGTCGGCGGTGGTGCCGTTACCTCGCCCGCACAATCCACGCTTGCGGGGTCGGCTCCGTCAAGAATGTTATCCAACATTTTATCAAGCTCGGCAGGGCTTGACAACACCGGCTCTTGATAACACCGACAATTAGGGTGCCAGCCCGTCCACTTGAAATTTTTGGGATAGATACCTTTGAGGTCATCACAAATATCCGGCTCCGGGTGGTTATTGCTCAACTTGATTCCAATGCCGATAACAAAAGGCATTTGTTGCCAACGCTCATAGTCGGCCGTGCGATAAGCTATGTTGGTTTCAGTTCGCGCCAGTCGTTGAGCGTTGCGGTAAGAGCTACGATATACACCCCGGCCGGGGTGGTATTTGCGAGGGTCATCATCAATCCATTTGTATGCCTCGCTTTCCGCGTCATAGACACGCCTTTTCCAGACACGCCCATATTTAGGTGTGCCGTCCTCATTCTCGCCGATTTTGACACGGAAACGCCTATAAAAGCGGTCGGGGTCGTTGAGATACTTTTGAATTTGTGTTGAAAGTCGGTTGGCTGGCGTACCCTCACCAATAGCCAAATCCAAAGCGTCCTCTAACTCATCTTTGTAAATGCCGGTGTATTTCCATACCTTTTGCGAGAGATTAAGCCCTGTGCCGGTCTTACGCGCAAAAAAGGCGTTCATTGCGTCCATGTTGCGTTGAAAGAATCGGGCAAAGTGGTTATCCTCTATTGAGTGTTCGCCAAATATCGCCTTGACAAGTCCATCGTTATGCTCGTTGGCGTTGAGCCATTCTTTCTCTACGCCCCCTCGGATAATCTGGTAAACGCGAGAATACATAGAGCGGAGTATTGGCGTAACCTCATCGGAATATCCATACTCGGCAAACGAAAACGGTTTGCCCGCCTCAAGCTCCGTGCCTTTTACCAAGTTAATTATTTCGGTCAACGCAGAACGATAAGCCGCGCCCACATTGGCGGCATAGCTTTCTGTGCGTTTGAATAGCTCGGCTTGCTGCTTTTTGTAGTCTATGTATTTCCGCTTTGCCATTAGTCTTTATCAGTTAGAATGATAGGCATAACTCTCGCTTGGTTGCCTTAATCTTATGCTCCCATACATTTTTCTCTTGAAATACTCCACAGAGGGGTTGTTGGTCGGTAGTGTGTAGGTCATAAGTCGGCATTGGTCGGTAATTATCTTTCACATCGCCCAAGTGGATAACCTCAACTATCCACTCTTGAGGCTCGTTATTGTGCATTATCCATACACGTTGCCCCACATCGAATTTTGTTGTTATATTCATCGCTTTTGAAAATGGTCGCAATAATCGTATTTGAGAAATTTGCAATATTTAAGGAATTGGCACCGGCAGAATATCATGTTGCCGTCAGCCCCTTTGTTGTGCAAGTCGGTCGAGTGTTTGCAGTCCTTACAGGTGTAGGCGGGCCACTCTGCTTTCGGTGCTTTCTTAGCCATTGGTCGTGTTGAAAAGGTGGTCTATCAATTCTTGTTTGGTCGCAAAGCAATTCCTCGCGTCAAAGGTCAGACGTTGGGGATTGTTCCGGGCCGCCGTGTTGATAAGCTCAACAAGCACCTCGGCAGTGCGTCCGCGCATAGGTGTATTGGGAGCGGTAAGCGTGATTTCCACGCTTGCCACTCGGAATTGGTGGGGCTTGTTTTGGCTCATAGTCCAAACCTCATCGCCCGGATTGAATTTAGTAGAGTAATCCATTAGTCGGTAGGTTCAAAAGCGTCCATACGTTGTAGAGCCATTTGTTGCTTTAAATTCTCTTGCTGCTCGGCTTTGATACGCGCAATCTCGGCTTGTGCGTCCTTGATTAAGTAGGAAAGCTCCACATAGGTTTCACGGCTCATTGCGCCGTCATTGTATTGCTTAGAGCAATCAGCAAGCACATCGCTTACATCATCGCCAAACGGTTCTTGAAACTCATGCCCTAAGTCAAGAGCTTCATATTGCGCCATGTGTGCATAGTCCAGCACGTATCCCATTATGGCACACATAAGGGAGGCGTGTCGGTTCATATACTCATCGTGTTTCTCCTTATGCTTTTCAGCCTTGATAACCGCCAGCAACATAACTTTTCGGATAGCCTTTGCCGACAGGTTGCCGAGGCTTTTCATGTTGTCGAAGTCGATATTGGGGGTAAACGATTTGGAAAGTATGTGCTTATCCAATCGCTCAAACTGGTTGCGCTTACTTTCGCTTGCATCATTCCAAGTAAGATAGCTAACTTGGCCGCCATTTTTGAGGATAAGCAATTTAGCCTCTTCCTCTTGCTTGGGTAGGCTATTGAGGATTTCGGAGGTTGCAACCATTGTGGGATTGGCGAAACGGTCTATCACATCGGCCTCCACGCTTTCCGCGTTCTCAACCTTTTCAATCATTGGTTGCACATCCGCGTGTTCCGGCTCCTGCTCAAAGAGCAATACGGGGATTTTCCCAACATAGTTTTCAAGCGTTGTTACTTTCCAGCCTATACCCCCACGCTTGCACAGGTAGATTTTATCGGCAGTGTATATGTCGATATGATGAATGGTGCGATTGCCTTGCTCCGTGAGGTAGTAGCCCCAGCCAAACGCTTTCAGCCGCTTGTACTGGTCTTTGATAATATAAATATCATCGCCACTCTTTTTGCTCAACACGTTAAGCAAGAGGCGGGGCTTGTTGGTCTTTTCCTCTCGGTAAACGTGGTAAAGAATGGCCGACACACCCTCGGCACCGGCGGCTCGTTTGGCTTCCCTTACGCTGGAATCAAATCGGATTTCACGCATTAGCTTCTTATAAAAGGCAAATGCGTCATCAGTACTCTCCGACAGTTGCGACCACTTCACGGGCCGGCCATATAGAAACACGAGGGATATTTCGTTTAGGAACTTTTGGTAAGGGATAGGGATTTTGTTGCGCTTGCTCCAACGTAGGAAATTGCCCTTTTTGTCATAAACGGGTCTATCCTCACGCTCCATTACTTTGTGGGTGCTTACCTCATACTCTTTCAAGTATCGGGTCGCTTTTTCGGATTGGCATTGCATCATAGCAACGGCCCGTGTAACATCGCCGGCCGCCAGCAATTCATCAAAACTTTGCTGGTAGCCAACGGCGGCCTTAATGGTATTTGAGATTGATTGTATAATACCCATATCTTAGAGTGTTAAGTGATACCTAATATTTGTTCGATGTTATCCGGTATGTCGATTTCGTTGTAATCAAACCAACATCGCATCAGAAACATATCTCGCCAGTCGGGGGAGCATCCTATTTCAAGTTTGATTTCCTCTTTCGGTTTCAACATCAGTTTTCCATCGGAGTCCGCTTTCCACGTTTGCAGTTGTTCAAGCTCTCGGATTATCTGCTCTCGGTCGGCTTGGCTTATCAAATCCTCATCAACTCCTACCTCATTGGCATTAATGTGTTCCGCGAGTTTGTAGCCACATTGCGTTTGTAGGTTTCGGTAATTCTCGCCGGCGAATGGAGTAGAGCCATTGACAAACCCGTTAATCTCGCAATTATCCACCACGCCACCGCCAACGCCATCCTCATCCACAATGCAACGATGATTCGGCACACGATACTTGCGCTGCTTGGTGATAATCCACATTTGGATTTCCGTTAGGCTGCTTTTAGCCATTGAAATTTGGTCAATGATGCAATAGCCATCCCACACGGCCAATCGCGCATGGTCGGCACCGAAACGCGCAATATCGCCCGTGATATAATGTTTGCCGGTGCGTAGTGCCAGCTTGTTTCCGAATATGGCGCATATATCATCGTGGGAGCATAGAGCGTTGGGGTTATCATCATAATCCCAATCGCCCAGAAATAGACGGGCATACTTGACTTTATCGCTTGTGCTTTTCAAGCCCTCTATATAATCCGGGTCTATGTAGGGGTTTTCTTGTACCAGGCAAGCGATATAAAAGCGGAAAACGGCAAGACGGCCCGCTTTGTAGGGCTTGTAGAAAATATCATACATCCAGTTCTTTTTGGGATTGCAAGTGATAAAGATTTTTCGCATTAACCCATACTCCAAATTCATGTGGCGGCCGACACGGGTTTTAAGTGTGTCGTATGCTCCAAAGTTCACCTCTCCACCCTCTTCAATCCAACCGCCGGTAAACTCAATAGAGCCGTAGCGTTCATATAGAGGGTCAGAGGGTTTATATTGCAAGTCCAGAAAGTCAATGCGTGAGCCATTGAAAAACTGAATGTAATTGAGCTGTCCGTTGAAAGTGAAAAGGTCATCGGTGCAACCATACATCGCGCAAACTTTTTTGAACGTGATATAGGTTGATTGTGTGATACGCTTTAACTCGGCTCGACCGATAAACCATTTCGTACCCGGATAAGCAAGACACATAAAAAGCAACCACGCGGCACCCGTCCACGACTTAGCACCGCCGGCGGCTCCACCATACAGCACCTCAACGTGTTCGTTGTCGGTTAGTATCTGGAGAGCTTGCCCTTGCTTTTCGTGCCTTTTGCCATCTCGACAAGTGATAAAGTCGAAACAACCGCGCTTGAACAATTCAACTTTGACTGCAAGCGACAAAGGCATGGATAGTGTCTTAGTTCGCGCCATTGTTGCCTGCCTTGATTTTGTCTAAGAGTGCATTGTATTGTATAAGCTCATCGGTGGATAGTACCGACAAATCCACCGTATTTGTAACCTGCGCATTGATTTCCCCCTCAATGGTCTGCGTTGCCTTGCCGAATACTCGGTCAAAGAGCATTTCGATTGTGGACGTGCGCCCGTAGCGCATATCGGTGTTGATTGCCGATATAATGCTCAATACCCACATCGGAGTGTTGGGATTGGGCTTGTGCGGGTCCGTGGGGTCTTTCAACAGTGGCTCCAGCTCTGCGGGTGAGCTTTCGTAGATATGTTGGATAACTTTTAGAATTTCCTCTTTGCTGCTCTGGGGGTCAACTTTCTTGCCGGTGGTCTGACGTATGTAATTAAGCACGGAGAGCTTGCCACGCCCCTTTCTCTTGGGCTGGTTCTCGGACGTAAAGCGATTGCCTTTCTTATTTCCTTTTTCAAAGAGTGCCATTCGTTGTAATTCCGTTGTTTTTAATTCCCGTGTTTGTCAAACACACATAAGCTGCAAAAGAAACCGGACAGCCGTTAAACTGCCCGGCTCATTTACTCGGTGAACGTGTAGTTAGGCGTTAGCCTCCTGTGCTTGGTATTCACGCCATATCCACGCTACAAGGTCATCGCCAAAGTCGTAATCATCGGGGTACTCATCAAGACGAGCCTCAGCTTTATCAATCACGCTTGATAGGTGTTTCTGCTGCTCATCGGTAGCACTCCACACCTCAATCTCGCCGTTGAGTTGCTGCTGGATAACAGCCTTTTCCTCGGTTGTAAATTCAATTCTTTTCATTTTCTTGTTGTATGTAGTTAGAGTTTATATTTCTTGCATATAGCTTTAACGCGGCGAGTGTACTTGTCGGATTTACCGTGTACTGCCTTAGTAACAGTTTCAGCCCAAAACTCGCTCACATTGGTACGAGCATATTTGCCATAGCCCGTTTTCTTTTTATCTCGCATCCACGAGCGGTAAAGAGAGCGGATTTCCTTGCCGGCTGCTCTTTGATTGGCACCGCTTAGATGTTCGTTCCATGTAGCGTGTGCAAGCTCATGTGTAACGGTGTGAGCCACGGGTTTATTGGTGCGCGTACTCCAACCGCTTGTATAATTGTCAGAGTGCGCCCTACCAACGGCCTTTGCGCCTTGATTGAAATGTGTGCGATTGAGATAAACAGCCTTAGACGCGCCACCAGCGGTAACATGAACACCATAGGCACCCGGAAAGTCTGCCAGCTTAACCTCTCTTTGTCTAACACCCAAAACAGCGTGATAGCGTGATATGGCTTGTTTGGTTGCCTTATACATCTGCGGGTCTGTCATTTCCACGAGAGAGCTGACATTGGTAATTTTGCCCTTGTAATCGCCGCCACCGTCTTTTGTGCCGCGATTGGAGCCGGAGTTTCTACCCATATTATTATGCTTTACAGATTATACAATATCAACATCTACATATATTGAGCCGCGCTTACCATAGACAGACTTAACTTTGTATCTGGTATTGCGTTTCAACAAAACTTCTTCCTCGCCGATAGAATGTTTGTCTAAATCCATTCCTCTTGCTTTTTTGCCCGGACTTATCCTAAGCATAATCGGTTTTGTCGCAAAGTCTAAATCCTCGGCAATGGACGCGCTTTTTGATGTACTCATAAAGCCCTTTTCGGTAAATGTACGTCCTGTTGCCTTAGCAATTAATTTTCTCATATCGCCACCGCCTGCGCCCTCTACAACGTGCATATAGAGTTTATCGTAGTCGGATTGGCTTAGATAGCCAAATATCGACTTCGCCTCGGTTTTACGATACAACACGTCATTGGTAACGGGTGCAGTCAATATCGAATCCAGTACCTTTATGTTGGCTCTATTGGCCGGCGATAGCGTATAGTCGCTTGGTGAGCGTAGCCAGCCGTTGATTTCAGAGGAATAGCCGTTTACATAGTCGCTTAACGCATTTTCAATTTGAGCCTGCGAGAATGAGCCACCGCCACCACGGACACCACCACTATTTCTTCCCATAGCTATTTCTTTTTGGAGTTGATAAAGTCGTGAATGTAAACCAGTCCGTGTTGGCGGCAAAACTCTTTAATCTCATCGCCACCACCATAGACAACAAGATTAGGCCGTTCAAGCCCGCTTATCTCTTGCGCCACCTGTAAATCGCTCTTGAGGCTTTCAAGCCACCCGTCAAGTCCACGAGTGAAAAAGGCGTTGTAACCTTTCGGAATACCCATTTTGTTGTATTCGATAAACTTGTGGGCTACATTGAGGTCGGCGTAAACCTTAATGCCACACTCTTGCAAATAGCGACAAAGCCACCGCTTTTTGTAGATAAGGCTTATGCCATACGCGATTGGCGTTTGGTCGTGACAACTACAATTAGGCTCAACCACGGCTTTGCAACCGCTTGTGAGCAATTTTATCGGGTCTTTGAATAACGCCTCAAATCGGTAGTCATCTACATAGAAATGGTAAGTGGCTACATCTTTGCGGAGGCGGCTATTTGCGCCCCACGGGGTCAATGGCAACTCAACCTTGCCGGCTTGCATTTCCAGCAATAAGTTGGGAATCTCATAGATGTTGTCGCTCTCATACAACACATCTTTCAGCATGGAGCGATAGAAAGCCTCTTTGTCATCGGAATTGTCATCATCGCCCGGCTCATTGTCGTTGTCATCGGTCCCGTCCTCATCATCGGGATTGTCAAAGGGTGCGGCGGTTGCAGTCTTGGCACCAGCTTTCTTGCCTTTCTCTTTCGGAAAGTCCAGCCCGATAAAACCAAAGTCAACATCGCCAAAAGCGGGGTCAGTCTGTAATGCGCCAAAATCCCACTCTCCATTGTTGATGTTGGAGCGTAGGATAAGGTCGTTGCGCTCATCGTCCGAAAGCTCGGAATAAAGCACGGTCGGGACCTCTTTAATTTTGAGCCGCTTTACAGCCTTGAGGCGTTGGTTTCCGTCCAATACAACGAGGCGGCCGTCCTGTTCCTCTAACGCCATAGGTCGGTGTTCCCAAAAACCATTGAGCTTGATAGAATCAACAACACGGTCCAGCCCTGCTTTGTCGATAGTGCGTGGATTGTTAGGCAGAGGGTGCAAGTCGGCAACCTTGCGGTATTTCATAGGCTCACTTTTCATCTTCCTCTGCGCCCTCCTCGGCCACCTCGGTTAAAAGTTGCTCATCATCGGCATAATCGGGATTAAGGTTGCTTTCGTCCTCAACCAGATTAAACACCTTGCGTATCAGTTCAGCCACCCGGATAAGGCGGTAATAGCCACGATTGGAAAGATAGATAAGCCGGCTACCATCGTTGCTATCAAAGCCTATGCCATAAAAGCGGCCGCGATAGTCAAGCGGTAGCTTAACCTTGTTGTCGTAGATATACACCGCGTCTGCCACAACTCTTGTGAGTGTGGCGGTGCGATTATAGCGACCATTGAGGTATATATGCGCTTTATCGCCCTTAGAGAGCGTATCGTGGGGCAAGAGATTTGCCACCTTTTCGCCTATCCATTCGCGGCCGCCTAACAGCCACAAACCTACCAAAGCTACTATAACACCTCCAGCGGCGCAAGCATACATGATGTAATCTCCAATATGGAGAGTTGCCATATCCATACGATAAAAATTAACTCGGTTAATAGTGCAAAGATACAAAATAATGTGTTTATTAAACACATTTTAGGCGACAAAATTTACTATCTCCCAAAAACCAACATAGCAGCGTCACGTTTATGCTCATTCGTGCGCCCTTTCCACTTGGTGATGTTCACAAAACTTTCGTGTGAAATCTTGGTAACATTGCGCTTGGGAGCTACCATTTCAAACCACACGCCCAAATCAGAGAGAAAGCCCTCCCAGATTGAAGCGTCCCGTTTGACAGAGCCAACGCCTTGCAGTTTCTTGCGCTCTTCCTCTCGGCTCATACGCTCTGTGCCAAACCACGTTCTTTGTCGCGGGTCCTCAACTCTCACATAAAGCCTTACGCCCTCACTCTCGGCTATTCCCTTGTATTGAGCCACTATTTCCATAGCCTTGTGGATTGCAACATCCTCAATGGCACGAAAACA